AAAAATCGGGCAGCGTCCTACATCGCGAAGCACGGAACGAACTCGGGAGCGGTGAGCATGGGGAAGGAGGTGGCATCCAAGGGAGGCAAGATATCAGGAGAATCACGGCGGAAAGCTATTTTTGATTCAACTAAAACAAATTCAGTAGGTGCTAAATATCTTCGAGCATCAAGTTTTTTGCGATTGTATTTACAAATACATACAACAAGCACCCTTGAACAAATGGCGGATGCTTTGAATAATGCTGGTTTTGTAACGGCCACGGGTTCTGTTTTTCATGCTACGAGCGTTATTCGCTTAGCTAAGTGGTTCGATATAGATTTACCAAAAAACAAGCGGGGTAGAAAAAAAAAAGATACTGACATATGACACACCAACCCGACATCACAATCGAACAGGACGCGCGAGCATTGGACTGGCAGGATCGTGGACATTTATTGACCAACCTATCCAACGTCTTGGATTCGCTGGAGGAAAGCACAGCACCCAACGCGATGCACGCCAAGGTCGCGGTGGTAGAAAAGATCATTGACATCGTTACAAATATGGAGGCATGAAGAAAGCAGGAAGACCGCCCGCGTTTGAAAGTCCCGAACAGCTGTGGGATTTGTTCTGCACATACAAAGCGTGGACGAAGGCAAACCCTTACCGAGTGCAGGATTACGTGGGCAAGGATGGTGCAATGGTGTATCGCGACAAGGAGCGGCCATTGACGTTTAGGGGGTTTGAAGGCTACCTTGCAGAAGAAGGGTGGTGCTTTGACTTGTCGCACTATCAAAGGGAAGAAGGCGAGCATCACGAAGCATTTCGCCCCATCCTTACCCGCATACGCGCGACCTGTGACCGCGATATGGTTGAGGGCAGTGGCGCGAATGTGTACAACAGTGCCATCGCAGTCAGGGTGCTTGGCTTGGCCGACAAGCAAGAGCAGAAGGTACACATCGAACAGCCGCTATTTAATGACGACCTATGACCCTAACTGAACTACAACACCTGCTGAATTTGATGGATGCCGATAACAAACGGACGCGGGAGGCTTACAAAATTGGCATCGACTTATCCGAATTTGGAGAGAGCGCACAAGAAGTCATCGACCTGCTATTGAAGCACGTCTTCAATGAAGACCAGTACGAAACTTTATGTTGGTGGATGTACGAGAAGGATTTCGGCAGGCGTGAGGATTTACAAATGTGGGACAAGGATGGAAGTGAAGTATGCCGCACGGTGGAAGAACTGCATCAATTTTTGTTTGCGTGAGTGACAAGATAGTCGAGTCAGTTATTGATCAATTTAGGACAAGAGCGGAGGCGGGCAAGCGGAAGTACGGCACAACGATGGAGCGCGATGACCTGACGCTGATGCAGTGGTTGCAGCATTTGCAGGAGGAGTTGATGGATGCGGCAGTTTACGTTGAGAAGTTAAAGGGGGAAATGGAGAAGAGATGATGTATATTTGATTAACCTAAACCAAAATAAAATGATTTATGCCCATGATTCAAGGCCATTACCAGAGCCTGAACAAGAAATGCCACAATGCCCCGAAGATTTAACCAAACCTTGCGAAAGCCAAGATCAAAGAGATGAGCGCAGAAAGCTCGAAACCCTAAAACGCTGGGAGATTGGTATTCTTCCATTGGACAGGGGATGTATTGTCAAGGTCGGATGCAAGAGCATTGCGTTCACAAGCATTGAGGCTGCATACAAAGAGATTGGTCGCTACTTGGAAAACCCTAGGTTGGTAGCCACTCAACACGGATTCGGGGAGCATCTTTAGGATTAAACAGTCAGGTGGCGGAATTGGTTAGACGCTGTAAAAGTAAGATATGGGAATTGTGCACTCGGTAAACCTACGCACAAGGCTTAGATAGTTGTGCAACAGCGGAAAGTCTTACAAAACTATCTTACAGGTTCGAATCCTGTCCTGACTACTAAAACCTTATGGTGTATAGGACAACCAAATAATAATTATGAGACACGTAGTAAAAGCCCTACAAAAATTAAATTTAACAGATTTTATTACTATTCAAAATGCAGAAGATGTAAAAGGCGTCGCGCCCGTTGTGTCTTTTACTATTCAATCTGACCCTGTTAAAGAAGTTGGAATAAATGGATGCCAAGCCATAGATATGTTGGAGTACGTTAAATGTTTATTTGAAAGCTTGAATGAAGCTTTTCCTTGTAGAGAAAATGCTTTGACAATTACTAAAATTGAAGAAGCTATTCATTGGCAAGAGGCAAGAACAAAGGATAGATTAAAAAGAGGTGTAGAAGGAACAAATAATAAATAAATGATTTAGTCAGGTGGCGGAATGAGTTTCAAATACACAACAGCGATAAAACGCATTCGGCAGGTGGCCGCCCGGAAGAAGGTGATTCAGGGCGGGACATCTGCTGGCAAGACCATCGCCATCCTTGCCGTGCTTATCAACATAGCCGCAAAGGCCAAGACCGAAATCAGCGTTGTGTCTGAATCCGTGCCGCACCTTCGCAGGGGTGCAATCAAGGACTTTGCAAAGGTGATGCAGTGGACTGGACGCTGGGCACCCGACCGCTGGAACAAAACGCTTCTGACCTATTACTTCGCAAACGGAAGCACGATTGAGTTCTTTTCAGCAGACAGCGAGGGCAGGCTACGCGGTGCAAGGCGGCAGGTGCTGTACATCAACGAGGCAAATAACATCGACTTTGAATCGTACTACCAACTGGCAATCCGCACAAGCGAAGCGATATACATCGACTACAACCCAACGCACGAGTTTTGGGCGCATACGGAGGTGCTACGCGAGGATGATGCTGAACTGCTGGTGCTGACCTACCGCGACAACGAAGCATTGCCTGACACGATACGCAAAGACATCGAGATGGCGGAGGTGAAGGCCGCGACATCAACCTATTGGGCCAACTGGTGGAAGGTGTATGGATTGGGGCAGGTCGGCAGTGTTCAGGGCGTAATATTCAGCAACTGGACGCAGGTGGATGAGATTAACTACACGACATCCAAACTGGTCGCGCTTGGCCTTGACTGGGGCTACACCAACCACCCGACTGCATTGGTGGCGGTGTACAGGTCGGGCGATACGCTGACTTTGCACGAGCTTTTGTACAGCAACAACCTGACGAACCAAGACATCGCCGCGAAGTTGCGCGAGCTTGGCATCAATCGGGCGTGGGAGATTGTCGCGGATTGTGCTGAACCCAAGAGCATCGAGGAGGTGCATCGCCTTGGCTTCAACATCAAGGCCGCGCAGAAGGGTCAGGACAGCATCCGCAACAGCATCGACATCTTGCACAGGTTCAGCATTCAGGTGACCAAGACAAGCACGAACCTCATCAAGGAACTACGCAACTACACTTGGGATACTGACCGCACGGGTGCATCGTTGGGAGTACCGATTGACAAATACAACCACGCCATCGACGCTGTTAGGTACGTCGCGCTCAACAAGCTATCTGCAAACGCTGGGGGCAGGTACGTTATCATGTAGTAAATTTGCACCATGCACGCAGTCAAACACTTCTATCAGATGATCCTTGCCAAGCCGACGGCGTGGGAGGGGCATGGCAACTTTGCGATACACCTAACCGACGCGCTTAAACCAAAGGTAACGGTCGACCTTGGCGTTGACTACGGATTCTCGACCTTCTGCTTTGCTGTCCTTGGCCACGGCAAGGTTTACGGCATCGATTCATTTGAAGGCGACGAACACGCAGGAAAGCGTAGCACCTATGACCACGTTATGGGATTGCGTGAACACTTCCGGGCGACGTTGAAGATGAAGAACCTCTACTTCATCAAAGGCTACTTCGACGACGTGGCCAAACGCTGGGAGAAGAAAATCGACATATTACACATCGACGGCTTGCATACCTACGACGCGGTGAAAAACGACTATACGACGTGGCTGCCATTCCTCAACCCTAACGGCGTTGTTTTGTTCCACGACACAATTAGCTTCCCCCACGACGTTGGCAGGTTCTTTGCGGAATTGGAGGGGTATAAGCATAACTTTGAACACTCCCACGGTCTTGGCGTGTGGACGCAGAGCGAGGCGACGTTTCAGAAAATACAAAAGCTGCTATCATGAGCCTCCTGAACAAAATTACCGTAGACCAGTTCCAGCGCATTGTGTCGATCGAAGCCAACAGCATCTACACGACCAGCGACAAGAAGATCGGCGTTGTTGCCGTAATTGACAACATGCCGATTGAGCAAGTCAAGAAGATGACGATTGCGGAGGTCAACAAGCGCTACGCAGAGATAAACGCTGCCAGCAAATCGCTATCAACGCTGGCTGCCAAGCAATATGCTAAGGTTGGCGGCAAGTGGTATCGGTTTGAGTGGTTTATCGACGAAATCAGCGCGGGGCAGCTCGTGGAGCTTTATTCCTACGACATGACCAGCGAGCAGGGAGTTATCGACAACTTGCATCTGATTTTGGCGACGCTATCGAGGGAGTGCAGGGTGTGGAAGTGGTGGCCGAAGGCATACGACGGCAAGGGACACAAGCAGCGCGCAGAGGCGATGTTGCAAATGAACATGGGTGATGTTTGGGGTTATACCGCTTTTTTTTTGCAGCTTTCAGAGCCTTTGTTGACGATTATGCGGAAGTCTTTGACGGAGCAGGAGAGGAAGATGACAACGGCCAAGGGGTAAAGAAGCCGAACTACGGCTGGGTGGGCGTCGTCTACCGCATGGCTGGCAAAGATCCGCTACGCATGGAGCAGGTCTTCAACATGCCGGCGCGGGAGTTTATGAACGCGCTCTTGCTGATGAAGGCGATGCCGTAGTGCATAGATTTTGGCGTTGCGATATTTACCTGCATGAAGTTTACAACGGAGATAGAAGGCGACATACTTGGCGTCGGCACTGACGTAACCAAGGAGTTTAGCCTGTCGCAATCTCCTGACGTGAACGCTGCTCTGATTCGGTGGATGCAGGATGTCATTAAGTTGACTGTTGAGGGCATCGAACGCGTTGACGCCAAGGCTACGCTCAACCTGCGTCAGTCGGTAGGCTTCGCGGAGTTGCCTGTCGAGCAGAAGGTCGCGCAGGTCGCTATGGAGATGGCCAGCTACTGGAAGTTCGTCGAGTACGGTGTCAATGGCGTGCGTGTCAACAGGGGCGCGCCGTTCAGCTTTCGGAGCATCAACCCCAGCGAGAAAGACGTCGCTGACATCCGCAAGTGGGCAATCGACAAAGGCCTCGGCATCCCTGCTGACGAAATCGACGCGGCGGCGTACAACATCGCCAAGTCAATAAAACGCAGAGGCATCAAGGGGCGGCCATTCCTCAACCCAGTGCTAAGTGACGCGAAGTTGGATGAGCTGGTCAGCAGCATCGCCGAGGTCGTCGGCAAGGAAATATCAATCACAATGAACGTATGAGCATAACAGTTATATCCGCGCTGCCTTCGCTGCTTCCTGTCGGCAACAGCGATGTCGTGGTCGTGTCGAGCGACAACACCGCATCCGCCAACTTCCGCTACGTCTGCGATGTGTCGGGATCGCTTTCGTCTGCGCGCTTGAAGTGCGACAAGCTGCCGACGACAAGCAACGGCTTCTTCGGAGTGAGCAAAGTGGTTGAAACGCTGATTGCGCCGCAGATACCGCAGCTGACAAGCGGCTGGCAGGATGGCGGCTATGCTGTCAACGCCAACCTGACCTTCCGCGAGGAGTTCGGCACACCGCCTACGGTGGCGACAGGGGGCACTGCGTCGGCATCACTTATTGCGTGGCAGGCGGCCTTTCGCCAGCAGGACTACGCGGCCTATTCACCGAGTGCGTACATAGCTGCGACGGTGTCAGGTGACACGCCAGCTATTAAGACGTTCAGCAACAGGCCGGTGACTTCAACGCTGGGATCGGGTGAGAGCGACTTCATCGGCGTACTCTCCAACGTGTCGGGGCTTGCCCTGCGCGTCACCTACGACGATGGCACGCCGCGTGCAGCCTTTCTCGTAACTGGCAGCACGTCGACTATCAGCAACATCATAAACGCTGGTCCTTATGGCCTTTATAACCTAACATCGTCGCAGTGTTCTGATGGCAGCGCCGGTAGCGTTAACTTTCCGGCCAATGGCGGCAAGATTGCGGTATTGGTGACGTTCAACACGGCAGGCGGGAATGCGAGCGAGTTCAGCCGCACAGCTGCATACACCTACGTCATTGACAACTGCCAGCGATATAACGACCTGCGTGTTTTCTTCCGCAATATGTATGGCGGCGTTGATGGCTATACCTTCACACGCATGAACAGGCAGCGTGTTGATGTTGACCGCAAGACCTACGGCTACAACGCCAGTGTCTACGGCGATGATGTCTACGACAAGCAGTGGTCGGTGACGTATCGCGACACATACACGCTGAACAGCGACTGGCTCACCGATGCGGAGTTCAGCTGGCTTCAAGAGATGATATACGCTCCCGAGTGCTGGATTCAACTTGGCACGCAGCTGGTGCCTGTCGTCGTGCAGACCAATACTTACAACATCCGCAAGCGCGTCGTTGACAAGCTCCAGCAGATCAGCGTTGACGTTCAGGTTGGCTACGAAAACACCGCGCTATGA